TCGTTCCAGTCGAAGCCCTTCACCTTGGCGCCGTCTTCACCACGGTCGCCCTCGATCAGGACCACGGGCAGGTTCGACACCTGCGCAAAGTTCCGCGCACGCGCTGCGAGCGACGACTTGGACGGATCGAAGCCTTCATAGTCACGCCGGCCGCACAGCTTCCATAGAAACTCGATCAGCGTGGATTTGCCGGCGCCCGGCTCGCCCACCACTTCGAGGAAGGGGAAGCTCTTCTGCTTGATGCCTTCGCCTTCGCGGATCTGTTCGGCAAACAGGCTGCCCAGCCAGAACGCGAGTGCCACGATGGCCTTGGCACCAAATGCGCGCCACAGCAGCTCCAGCCAGTCGTAGTTCAGGCTCTTCAGGTCCGTGTTGATGGACAGGCCGGCCGATCCGCCGATGGTCTTGATGGACAGACGGCCGACATCGAAGAAATCTTCATCGTTGAGGGAATGGAGCTTGCCGTCCTTGACGGCGACATCGGCATAGACGTAGCAGCCGTGTTCCTTCGAGTAGCCTACAAAGTCGATGGTCTGCACGCTCTTGATGCGGTGCATCTGCTCCTTCAGATACGCATCGAGCTGGCCATTGGAGCCGGTGTAGAACGCACCCGGCGCAACGGCGAGCAGGCGCTTCTTGAACTCGCCGGCCGAGGCGATCTGCGAGCTGGTGAAGGTGTTCTTCGCCGGATCGGAATCGTGCGGGAACGCCACACGGAAGTAGTACCAGGCTTCGTCAGTGGCAGCGTTTGCCTGGTAGTACAGGACGCTGGGCAGGCAGGTGGCGATGTTGGTGATGGTGCCGGCCTTGAGCATGGCCTCGTCGCGTATGTCGCCTTCTTCCATGTCCGGGTGCGCATGCCGTACCGCGTCCATTTCCTTCGTCAGCGCGTCCAGATCCACCTTGAACCAGTAGAGCTTGCTGTCGAAGTCAAAAGCGAACTGGCTCATGCTGGTGCGCCCATAGATCAGGCGCGCCTTCTCTGCCGGCGTCGGAGCGGCGATCAGGTCGCCGAAATAGCGGTAGTCGCTGATGTCGTGGTCGGACAGCTTGGCGAGCTGGTGCAGGTCGTTCCAGTCGCGCTTCTTCGCGCCGACCTGCTTTGGCACTGCAAGCGACGCCTCCCAGCCTTCCTCGCGACTCCGCTTGAGCCATTGCTTGCCGTAGCGAATGCCCGCCTTGTCGCCATCGAGCGCCCACACCAGCTTTGGCCGTTCCTTGCCGTTGGCCGCACATTGCTCGGCGAGTCCACGCAGCGCGAGTCCCGGATAGTTGTTGCAGGACATGGCCGACACTGCAGCGATGCCGTGGTGGAGCAGGGCGATGTTGTCGAAGATGCCCTCGACGACCCACAGTTCCGTGACATCGGTGAAGGTGCTACCGGGCGGCTGCCACCACATGCCGCCGTAGCTGCCGTGGAAGGTGGCCTTGCGGTCGCCGAAGCGGTGCGCCTGGTCGATGATGCGTTCCCAATAGACACCGGGGGCGAGCTGGAAGCGCACGGTGGCGCTGCCGATCTTCAGCTCGTGGCTGTAATAGCTCTCCTGCGTGTACCAGTCGCGCACCTTGGCGAGGTCGAAGCCTCGGGCGTCACGCATGTACGCATTCACCGATGCCTTGGGATCTTCCGGTGTCGGCTGGAATCGGTCCGACCAGCTCTCGAAAAGATCGGGGTACAGATCCTTGATGTGAAGCTCTGCACCGCAATGATTCAGGCGATTGCAGCGCACCACCCAAGGCGCTTCACCATAGGCCCACAGCGTCTTCTTGCCGCAGGACGGGCACACGCCGTTCTCCAGCTTCTCTCCGCCGCGCTTCGCTTTGAAGCTGTAGTCACGGAGCAGGCGGGTGGCAGCCTCGCGCAGGATTGCATCCGTGTTGTCGCTACGGGATGGGTTCATGAATCTTCAGGCGAAAGGAATCCCGCACGCCCCGAAAACGGGGCGCGTCGGTATGAATCAGTCGAATGGGGGGAGACCTAGATCAGGTCTTCAGCAGGTCCAGCTGCCGGTCATCGATGGCAGTGGCGCGAGCACGGCTGACGGGCAGATATGCCTGGGGATTGGGCTTTATGCTCGGCGCAATCGTCGTCGTAACGGACGTAATGGCTTTGCAGGTATAGGCGCAGTCGACGTTGGGGCATTGCCAGTAGCTCTCTTTCGAGAGCAGCGACACCACGCGGCTGGTGCGGGTCTTCATGCGCGACTCGCAATGTGGGCAGGTCAGTTTCACAGCGATTTCCCCGGAGATACAACCAAATTAAAAGCACGGCGTTTGCCCGTCATGCGCTCTGCGGTGCGCCGGATCCGGGCTTTGGCCAGCCATTCGGCGGCCTGTTCTAACGTCGCCAGTCCTTGCTGCTGACGAACGTCTTCCAGCACTGCCTCCAGTTGCTCGGTCAATTGGATTTCGATGTCCGGCATCTTCTCGGCAGCTCAAAAGTGACTTCGTTCAAGCGCTACGCGCCTCTACATTCGAACCCAGCGCCAGAACTTCTTCGGCCTCACGGAAGATGATCTGACGCAGCAGCGTGGCAGGCTGCTCGCCCTGATAGTTGGCCAGGGCGGTGATCAGATCGAACTCGTAGTCGTTGAAGCGGAGCACCACGCGGTTGTCGCGCACTCGTTTCGGATCGGGATACATGCTGTCCTCGATTGAAATGTGAATGGTGACGACGCTCAGGACGAGCGGCTTTCGTAGACGGCAAGGCCCTCAAGCAGCACCAGACGGGCCAGGCTCGACACGGAACGGTTCTCCTTGACGGCGAGTCGCTCCAACTTCTGCCGCTCTGCCGGGAGAAGGCGAACACAAACCGGCTTGTCGCTGAGCACGCCGCGAGGGGACCGGGTCCGGGGCGTTTTGGCTTGAGTCATGGCGGATATACTTGTGTGAGTTAGCGTTGCACAAACAAATTATCTGCACAAACGTGCAATTGGTCAAGGATTTTGCATGGATGTGGTTATCTTGGGAGTTGCAGGCCGGCTCGAAGAAGAGCGTGTGCGGCTTGGCCTGAAGAAGGGAGAGATGGCGCAGGCTGGAAACGTGTCCGCGTCGGCCTACGGCAATTACCTGCGTGGCGAGCGCATTCCCGATCTGGCGGCCCTCGCTGCGTGGGCTGGTGCTGGCGTTGATCCGCTGTATGTAGCCATAGGCAAACGGATGCCTGGACTGCTTTCCCCCGACGAGGAAATGATCCTCGGCGGATATCGCCAGCTCGACGCGCGCGGACGAGCTGGCGTGCTAGCGCTGATCGGTGGCATGCAGCCCACAGCGGAGACTAAGCATCGTACGGAGATGGTTTTCAAAGGCGCTGTGGGCAGCGTCAATCAAGGCGACTATCACCAGAATGACGCGCTGACACTCAAAGTGGGCAGCAAGCCAAAGCGCAAGGCGAAAGTCAAAGCGGGATAACGCGCCCGTCGCTAAGCAATACCCCTCATGTGGCACTTACAGGCGAGCTTCCCTGCCGTTGAATAGTGGCCTCTATTGCAATAACCAGAAGGCGACGGTTGCGTAGAGGTACGCACAACCGATCCCGCGCGACCGTCTCAGAACGAGCATGGATACGCGTTTTAAATTCGACGGGGAAGTCGGTCAGGTCATCAGTGGGAGCGCCACATTCACAGCGCCACAAACGTTTCATCAAGTCAACAACGTGACACTGAACACGCAAGTAGCGGAACAACAGTTGTCGATGCGCGAGCGCGCCGGTTTTGCCAAGCGGGTGGTAGACGTGGCGGCAGCAGAAGGCATTAAGCCCGACGCGGTGTGTCGCATTCTGCTCGAAGACTACGGCGGCACTGGCGGCGGCCGTATCCGGCAATGGATACACGGCCGTCGCAGATGGTTAGCGCTTATCAGCGTCGCCATCGCCGCCTCCGTCATGGCGCTGGCCACCAATGCAATTTCGAAGGAAGAGCCGTACCTGCACTGTCGCTGGGAAAGCAAAGACTTCTCGGTAGGGGCCGTATCCAGCATGGGGACCCATGACGTCTATGAATGCGTACACGATCCAAATGCTCATGCGTATCCCTACTGGGTCCCCGCGCGTAGCTTTGGTGGGCAAAGGTCGGGCAGATCGAGAGCGATGATCGGTCCGCTGCGATTTAACGGAACCTCGAGAAGCTGAATCATGACCGACTTACCCGCTCAAGCATTTAGGGAACTGGCCGAAACTCACCTCGCAGCAGTCCAAAAACGACTTCCCAATGGAACCCTGGAACGGTTCGTACTGTTCGTCGAAGTCGTCCGCGCTATGGACTATTGGGGCATACATGGCTCCCTCGCAGGAGAGAGCCAGGAAGGTGCAGGGGAATCGCTCGATCTCATGTATTGGGGTTGGAACAGGGCAGTCGCGGAACTTTTTGAGCCGCTAGAGCAGCGTGGTGCCTTTCCTCTCATGGAGAGCACACAAGGCTCGCGTGCGCTCGCGGTCGGACTGATGCAGGAGTTTGGCAAGGTTTCGCTGCTTCAGAGGCTGGCCGACATGAGTGAAAAGGGTATCGCAGAACTCACCAGGGATGGAGACGAATTCCACGTCCGTACCGGCGCGGATGTGCGGGCGCTCTTCGCCGATGCTACTGAGCTGGACCGCCTAAAAGCCGCAGAAGTGCATTTACCGTCCTCGAACGCAGGCTGGGAAATGACATCGACAAGAAACGCAGAGCGCTTCCCAGGCATGCCCGGCAACTACATGGCCTTGGCCAATACGCCGGCGAAGCGTTGGCTCAGATCCGACATCGAGGAACTCATTAAACCCCTTGTAAGGCCATGGGACACCGGTCGCGGTGTCATGGTGGCCTACGACGCTCGTAGTGAGGTAGACCAACACTACATGGCCGAGGCGCTCGCACTGGCCACATCTTGGCGCGAGGCCTCCGGCATCCACCCCAACGCAAAGCTCGGTACCATCACAGGGGCCGATGTTGCAGGAGTCAGTGCCGCGCTTATTTGCCTTCATTCCAAGCATTTTGCCTGCGTATCGGTGGCCAAGAAGCATTTCAGCCAAGTGTCTGTCCCTCAAAGCCTAACTATCTGGGGGCCAAGGACAGCGCTGGAGGAATCAATATCCATTGTGAGTGGTCGCGCGCTGCCAGTCGTCCATGCAGCATTCAATGCTCTAGCGATGACCTCGGAGCAAGCAAAGAAATTGGCGAACCACTCGATGCCTCTGATTCCCCTGCTGTTTGACTTGGGTAACGGTTTCATCCTGCGCCCAGTTTCCTGCCTAACTCGAAATCCCTTCACCGCAGTCAAGACCCAACATCAATGGCTGGATTCGCGCACTGAACATGCCGTGGCCGCCGACCGTGAAGACTGGATGCGGTCGCATCTCTACGCCATGTTCAGTGGTCGCCGATATTCATGCTTTCCTGGCAACCTCAAGTTGCGCCATGCGGGCACAACCCTCACTGACATCGACGCGATCGTATATGACAGGCTTACCGGAGACGTCGGACTCTTCCAACTGAAGTGGCAAGACTACTCGACGAACGATATTCGACAGCTCCGAAGCAAAGCCGCAAACCTCGCAGCAGAGCTATTTGACTGGTCCGGCAAGGTGAGGTCTTGGATTCAAGAGTACGGAGTGTCCGCGCTAGACAAGTCGCTACGGCTAAAGAAAAAGCGGCGCGAGACAGTGAGGAATGTGTTCCTCTTTGCCATTTCAAAAGCGGCTGTCCGCACGCAAGGTTATGGCGTCGTCGTGGATGCACCTGATCTGGCCATGGCCGTCTGGCCGCAGTTTGCACGCGCACGAATGGAAATCGGCCCCTCGGACCGCACCCTGCGAGATATACACACCCAGCTTCTCGCGGAGTATGGGCAAGTGCCAAAAATTACGCCCATACCGACTTCGCTCGACGTAGCTGGGACCAAGGTTCACATCCACAATCTTTGGAACCGAATCGACCAACCCGAGGTTATGGCATAAGACGGGGATGTGCTGTTCCCGAAGATTGGTTAGGCATCGCCTGTTAGCTCCTCAGGCTTTATTTCTAGTTCCAGCGTCGTGATGTAGCCGTGGTCCGACAGGTTGTGCGTGACTCGTGTGATGATCCAGCGCGTACTGTCGATTTGCGGCTTCCAGCCACGCACCACGGCGGGCAACTCGGGAAACAGTTCCGGCCGACCGCGTGCGAGCGTCATGCGGAACGATGCCACGCCGCGCTGGATGCGCTGCCATTCGGCACGCGCCGCGCGCTCGGCATTGGTCTTCGACGC